CGGTTGACGATAATGGCATTCCGGAACGTCCACGACGAGCATATCACGGATCGCTGCGCGAGAACATCATCTTGCTGCGCACGCAACCACTGTATATCAATCAGCTTTACACTTCGGCACGCAATCAAGCCGAGCTTGACTCTTGGCTCTACGGGCTGTGGGACATCACCGCTGGCGGCATGTTCGACGATATTTGGGCGACGCATCGCGGATACTTTGTGGTCAAGGACTTCGATGTCCCGCTAAATTGGCGCATCTATCGAGCATACGACCATGGCTCGACGAAGCCGTGGTCCTGCGGATGGTACGCGGAAAGCAATGGTGAGGATTTGACATTCACGGATGGGTCGGTGATGTCTACAATCAAAGGCGATTATTTCCGTTGCGGGGAGCTTTATGGCAACTTGAAAAATTCGTCGGACCCGAACACCGGGCGTCGCGAGCTTATCCCGGACATCAAGAAAGAGATAATTCAGTACGAACTTGATCGAGGATGGCGCGATGCGAACACCGGCAAGTGCCGGGTTCGGCGCGGACCCGCCGACACAAGCATCTTCGCGGAGGAAGATGGTCGGCCGTCCGTCGCCAGCGACTTCGAGGACCCGTGCATTGTCAACGGCCACCGTTGGCGCGGCATTATTTGGGAGCGGGCGGACAAACGTCCCGGCTCCCGCGAACAAGGATGGGAACAAGCTCGTAAACGGCTAAAGGCGACCAAGCGACCGCCGGGAGGTATTCGCGAGGAGAAGGGCCTTTTCATTGTCGGCGAGCGTTGCCCGAATTGGATACGGACGGTCCCCCACCTTCCCCGCGACGACGGAGGCGGCAGCAACAGAGTGGCGCATCCTGACGACGTTGACACCGACTCAGAGGACCACATCGGCGACGAAATGCGGTATATGCTCCGGTTCGACCCGGGACCGCCTACTTTTCCGGGTCGGCGGGGGGCATGAAGCCCCGCTTGCTCTACGACCTAAAACGTGGTTAATAGGCCGCCTTCGCCTTCGGAGAGACAGCTATGAGTTATGAGACTTTTTCAGGCACCGCCGAAACCGTTGAGCCTTTCGAGGGTCTTACCGCTCGGCAACGGTATGTTCGGGACGGTCATCAATCCCAAGCCGATAAGCGGTTTCGTCAAAACCATCTTGTCGAGTTGCGGGAGAAGCAACGCACCGAAGCAGCGACACGCCGAGCTAGTGATAGAGAACCAAGTCGAAGGGCTGCAAGAGACTCGGCTGCGCGTCATCCGATGGCTATAATTTTTCGGTCAGCACGTTGGCGAGCGAATAAACACAAAATCGAATTCAATATCACGCTCGACGATCTTACTCCGCTGAGAGTTGAGATTTGCCCTGTGTTTCACACGCCACTCGAATACGGGGCGCAAGGTAAAGGTTACAATAACCTGAACGCGGCGTCACTTGATCGAATTGATAATGACCGGGGATACGTGCGAGGCAATATCGTTATTATGAGCCGACGCGCGAACAGCATCAAAAACGACGGGACCGCCGACGAGCATCGGATGATCGCCGAGTGGATGGAGAGCGTATCATGAGTTTGGATGATAAACATCCCGAGTACGTTCAAAAAGTCGGCGAGTGGATACAACTTGCTGACACTTATGCTGGCGAACGCGCGGTCAAGAGAAAAAGGCTCGACTATCTGCCGCCGTCCGAAGCCATGATCCAAGACGGGATGACCACTCCGTCGTCGCCGGGCTGGCGCGACTATGAAGCCTACCTGACCCGAGCTTATTTCCACGACATTGTACGGGATGCCGTGAAGGCCATGCTTGGCATCATGCACATGAAACCCGCCGTCATCAAGCTTCCGGCTCGGCTTGCGCCGATGGTGGACAAGGCGACCATCCAAGGCGAAGGCTTGCAGATGCTTTTGCGCCGTATCAACGAGGCGCAGCTTGTCAAGGGCCGTTGTGGATTGCTGGTCGATGCACCGACTGGCGTCGATCCGTTCAACGCTCTCCCCTACATCGCATTCTATGATCCCGAACGTCTAATCAATTGGGACTCAGGTCGGCGCGACGAAGGCCGCAATGTTCTCGATCTTGTCGTGCTCGACGAGTCGGGCTTTCAGCGCGAAGGCTTTACATGGGTCTCGGAACGCAAGCACCGCATTCTGACACGCGGCACGCCGGAGAGCCTCGAAAGCGGATGGACGCGTCCGCCTCTCGCCGCGCCTTATCAGGTGTGCGTGAAAGTCAACGATATGTCGATGCCGATCCCGGACGATTTTGTTATGCCGTCCATCGCCGGTCGGCCGATGCAGGAAATCCCGTTCGTGTTCGTCGGCGCAAATGATCTTGTGCCCGAGCCGGATGAACCGCCGCTTCTCGGCTTGAGCAACCTTGCGCTGACGATTTATCGCGGCGAGGCTGACTACCGCTCGACCCTCCACTATCAAGGCCAGCAAACTCTCGTCATCATCGGCGGCAACGTCTCGGACGTTGACGAGAACCAACAACTCCGCGTCGGCAACAAGGGCGTCATCGACCTGCGCATCGGTGGCGACGCGAAATACATCGGCGTCAGTTCGTCCGGCCTCGGCGAAATGCGGCAGGCGATCAAGAACGATGATGAAGTTGCTTCGGGTTTCGGTGTGCAATTCATGGATGTCGGCAGCGCACGCGGCGCTTCGGGGGAGGCCCTGCGCATCCGCGTTGCCGCGCGCACGACAACCATTCAGCAAATCGCTGTCGCCGCTGGCGCGGCGCTTGAGCAATGCCTCAAGTTCGCCGCGACGTGGGTCGGTGAGGACCCCAATGAAGTTTCAGTTGCCCCGCAGACCGACTTCGCCGACGCCAATGTGGCAGGCGCTTCGCTCCTCGCGTTCATGCAGGCAAAGCAGTTGGGTCTCCCGCTGTCGCTCAAGTCTCTGCACCGCATGATGGTGCTCAACGACATGACCGACATGGACTTCGACTCGGAGAACGATCAGATCGAGCAAGAAGCCGAGAGCCTTGTCGGCATGATGGTGCATGGCCCGATTGGACCGGACGACAGTGAGGACGCCTCGTTCGGCGATACGCCGTCCGACACTGGCACCGATCCGGTCGATCCGGCCGATGTTATCCCGCCCGCGCCGACTGGTGGGGGCACACCCGTTCCCGTGACGCCGCATCGGCGCGGTTCGCCTAATCCCCTCAAGGTGAAGGTCGGCACGAAGGGCGCGTCGGCCGGGAAGTAAGCCATGACTACCGACAACGAAGCCCGCGACTATCACGGACGATGGACGGCGGGCGCTGACGGCGGCGGCGTTCCCGGCGAGACTCGGAACGTGGCCTTCCACGGCACCACTCAAGCTTTCGAGAAGTTCAAGCCGGGTGACCCGGCTGAATTCATGCTGGATCGTGCGCTCGGGCCGCACTTCGCCAAGGACCCTGAAATCGCCAACAGCTTCACCCTTGATCGCATAAACGGCCGCGATGTCGGCGCGAAGGAAGGCGGCCGGATCATCCCGGTCGTACTGTCGCCGGACGAGAAATTCATCACCGCCGACCAGCCCCGCTACGATTGGGCCAAGGACAAGGAAGTCGCACCCGACAAGGAATGGTCGGTGCGCGCAACCGATCAGAACGTCATCGAGAAGATGGTCGCAACGGAGGGGTTCAAGAAAGACCCCGCGATCCTCGAACGCTATCTCGAACAGGCCCGGGCGATCCCCGCCGATAAAGCTCCGGGGATTGCACGCGATCTTGTCGAAGGCAAGAAGGTCAACTTGGACGGCATGGATCAGGACCTAAATCGGTTCGTGAACAACTACGGCGGACGCCCGTACAACGATGCAGACCGGGCGGAGGTTATCAAACTGGCGAAGCAGTCGTGGATGGCTAACGGATACGAAGGCATCAAGTACATCAACACGTCTCCGATGGAGAACGCGACCGCGAAGAACCCGACAAGCTATATCGTGTTCGATCCGGACAAGACCGTTTCGCCGTTGTACGGTGACCAGCATCATCCGGAGACACAGAAGTACCTCGATCAGTACGACAGCACGGAGCCGACCAACTACCATCCGAGCGAGACGCCGAAAGACACTCCGGAGAGCGCCGTCGCGCACGCGCAGCAAATCGCGGGCAGCTACAAGCCGCTCGAAGGTTTGCCGCAGCCGGTCATGAACCTCAAGGACGGCCACTATCAGCCCGGCCCGGTGGCCTCATTGAAGGACGCCGCCGCTGCGTACATGAAGAAGGCGGGAATGACGTATGAGCCTATTCAAAAGTACCAGCCCGCCGATCCAGTACAGGGTGCGAAGATCGCGCAGGCGTTCGAGCAAATGAAACATGATCCGGACAATCCGGCGGTCAAGGCATCCTACGATGCGCTT